CCAGTTGAATAGTTGAATGCCCAGCCTGAGCACTGCGACTGGTTCGGCCGGGAGGGCCGCCCAGCCACCCATCACCATCGTCTGGCGCCCGCAGTCCGCGCCGCAGCTCGCGCTCGTCCGCTGTCCTGCCGGCGAGGTGTTCATGGGCGGGGCACGCGGTGGCGGCAAGACCGACGCAGTCCTGGGCAAGTGGGCGCTGAAGGAGGCGGCCTGGGGGCCGGACTTCAATGCCGTCATGTTCCGCAGGACGACGGTCAGCTCCGAGGACGCGATCGAGCGCTCCCGGCAGATCTACACGCCGCTCGGTGGAAAATTCAACGAAAGCAAGCTTCTATGGCGAATGCCTAATGGAGGACGTGTAGCATTCGCTTACTTGGACACGATCTCAGACGCGGACGAATACCAGGGCCGCAACTTGACAGACGTCTGGGTGGAGGAGGCCGGGCAATATCCTGATCCCGGCCCGATCGATCGCCTCTTCGGCACACTGCGCTCGGCCAAGGGCGTGCCGATCCAGATGATCCTCACCGGCAATCCGGGCGGCGCGGGCCAGCATTGGATCAGCGAGCGGTATCGCCTGATCCCTTTTCCGCAGAAGCCGCGCTCGGTGGAGGTGACGCGGGCCTCCGGCATCAAGAGCATTGCCGCCGTCATCCCGGCGCGCATTACCGACAACGTGGTGCTCCTGGACAAGGACGCCGGCTACGTCGATCGACTGCGCATGGTCGGCTCCGCGGCGCTCGTCAGGGCCTGGCTGGAGGGAGACTGGAGCGCGATCGAGGGGGCGTTCTTTGACTGCTGGGATAGTAAGAAACATATCGTCGCGCCGTTCGCTGTGCCGAAGGACTGGCTGCGGTTCAGAGCGTTCGACTGGGGCAGCGCAGCACCATTTTCTGTAGGCTGGTGGGCAGTTTGCGGCGATGAGTTAAAGGGAATTCCTCGCGGCGCGCTCGTCCGGTATCGCGAATGGTACGGGGCGACAGGTGACAAGGGACTGAAGCTCACCGTCGAGGAGGTGGCCAAGGGCATCCTGGAGCGGGATGCGGGCGACAAGGTCACCTACAGCGTGGCCGACCCTGCCATCTTCGCCGAGGACGGAGGCCCGAGCCGGGCGGAGATCTTCTCGCGTCTCGGAGTGCATTTCAGCCGTGCGGACAATCGTCGTGTGGCGGGTGCTGGCGCGATGGGCGGCTGGGATGAAATGCGCCAGCGCCTGAAGGGCAAGGAGGGCGTGCCGATGCTCTACGTTTTCGAGACGTGCCCGGCGTTCATTCGCACCGTGCCGGTACTGCCGCATGATCCGAAGCGAGCTGAAGATGTGGACACCAGCGCAAACGATCACGTCGCCGACGAGGCGCGCTATGCCTGCATGAGCCGGCCGTGGGTGCCGGAGCGCCCGGTGCCGGAGAAGAAGGGCGACGGCACTGGCTATTCAGAGCGCGAGCGTGAAGACTACTCGATCAAGGCGCTTTGAGGCTTTGCAATGAAGGAACTGCGTCACATCCGGCGCTCGCGTGAGCGCTGGCAGGATCGCCGTGCCGCAAGGGCGGCGTGGTGGGCTGAGAAGGACGAGCCGCCGTTTCCAGCGACACCGTTGCAGGAATATGCCTATCGCATGCATCGCGACTATGTGCGCAAAGAGCTTGGGTTGATCCCGTAATCCATGCCCGGTTGGCCTGGTGGACTTGGCAACCGACTGCAGGACGGGCGGGCGGCAGTAGACCAGGGACTGGGCGAGCGCTTGCAGATGTTGCTCCGTCCCTTCGATGCATCGCAGGACAAGCCGCGCTCCAACCCTGACGGCTCTTACAGCACGGAGATCACCCGCACGGTAGAGACACCGGAGGGGTGGGCTGTCGTCCCGAGCCTTTGGTTTGGAGGAGAGGGCGGGCCGCGTGACTTTGGCGGCATGAACGACGACCAGCTTTCGGCGCTTGCGCAGCGCTATGAGAAGGCGAGCAAGCAGAGGTTTCCGCGCTACAAATCACTGGACGAGGCGGACGCTTTTGCGACAGAGCGATCGCGGGAAGGTGGCGCGACGCAGGCACCGCTTGCCGGGCAGTCTGATGCAGGGCTGGGCGATCGGCTGCAGAATTGGTGGAACAGTACGACGTTCTTCAAGCCGGCCTATGACGAACTGGTCGGCGGCGCGACGATGTTCGGTGACGTTATGTCAGGCGCACAGCCGACCATGGCGGCCGATCCGCAGACGGGCGAGTTTCACACTGATCCGCGGCTTGCCGACAGGGCAATGAATGCGGCCGGCATGCTGACGCTCGGGGCGGGCGCGATCCCGGCAGAGGCGAACTCGCTGCGGATGGGCATCAAAGCCTACCACGGCAGCCCGCACGACTTCGAGCGCTTTGACAGCTCGAAGATCGGCACGGGCGAGGGCGCGCAGGCTTATGGGCATGGGCTGTATCTAGCCGAGAATGAGGGAGTGGCGAAGTCTTATCGGGACAACTTGTCAAAGGGGTCTGATCCTCGCGATTTCATTAGTGAAATCATAAACTCACTACGCGCGAAGATACCTACTGAGGCAATATCGAAAGATACTCTTGCCCTAGAAATGCGTCGTTATGATCCGACGCGAACTGTAGCTGACAACGATGAACTGATGGGGCATATCCAGAACGCCGCGAATGGTTACGATATCAAGACTGATACTTATTCTCCTCAAGCAATGGCATCTCTACAGCGTTTAGATAAGTTGTTACCGCCGCCTAAGCCGGGCCGCATGTATGAAGTCGACATCGCCGCCGATCCCGAGCACTTCCTCGATTGGGACAAGCCGCTGAGCGAGCAGAGCCCGCAGGTGCAGCAGGCGGCACTAGGGACGAGCGCGCCACCTGATCCGGGGGCACTCCGTAAGCGTGCAGAGACAGCCGGTGGCGCGGAGAAGCAATTCCTCCTTAATCAGGCGGATTATCTTGAAAACCAGCTGAAAATGCATGGCGAGGGGTGGCATGGTTCGGCAGTCGCCGAGAACCTCCCCAGCGAATGGGATGACTTCGAGACGGCTCGCAGGATAGCGAGAGCGAAGGTCGCGGAGCAGCTTAAGGAGCGAGGTGCAGCCGGCATTCGCTACCTCGACCAGGGCTCGCGCGTGCCGGCAGTGACACAACCGAAACGCATCGCGAAGTTGGAGCAGGACATTTTGGACTTGCGCAAGGCGCTGGCATCTCCGCCTGAGTGGACAAAGACAACGAAGGGGTGGAGCGAGAAGGCTTGGGTCGACGCTAATGCTCCTCGTTTGCAGGACATGGAAAAAGAGCTTGACGCTGTAAGAAAAGAAAAGCCCGGAACCCACAACTACGTCATCTTCCCTGGCAACGAGCACCTGATTGCCGTCCTGCGCAAGTACGGCCTGCCCATCTCCGCCGCCGGACTGGCCGCGCTCTCGCAGCTTCACCCGCAAGAGGCGCAGGCCGCGCAGCCGCTCGGCGATCGCCTGCAAGGACGCTAAATGGCTCTCATCGACTACCAACGCTCTGGCTCGCCCAGGGCGGGCGGGAGCTATGGCGAAGACGAGGACGACAGCCAGTCGATCACGCGCCTGCGTAGACAATACACAGACTGGTCGTCATCCAAGCGCGACGAGATCGAGGAGCAGCGCCTCTCGCGTCACTATTACCACGGGGCGCAATGGTCTGATGAGGAAATCGCCGTCCTCAAAAAGCGTAAGCAACCGATCATCACCTTCAACCGCACCAACCGCAAGATCGATGGCGTGGTCGGCACGCTGAAGAAGCTCTGGCAGGATCCGAAAGCATTTCCTCGCACACCCAACCACGAGCAGGAGGCGGAGATCGCCACCGAGGCGCTACGCTATGCGCTGGACCGCGCCAGGTGGAAGAGCGTCGGCATCGAGGCGACGAGGAATGCCGGGCGTGAGGGCATGGGCGTGGTGCAGATGGTGCTCGAGCAGGGCGATCAGCAAGACGCCGAGATCACGTTGCAGGCGATCGACGACGACTGCTTCTTCTACGATCCGCGCTCCTATCGGCCGGACTTCAGCGACGTGCGCTATCTGGGCGTGGCCAAGTGGCTCGACCTGGAAGTGGCGCAGGAGATGTATCCCGAGCACAGCGACGAGCTTGAGGGGCTACTGACTTCGGGCGGTGATGTCGAAAGCTGGGCACAGCAGGACCGCGAGCGGCGCTGGATCGACGTTGAGCAGAAGCGCATCCGGGTCATCGAGCATGAGTATGTGAAGGGCGGCGAGTGGCGCGTCTGCCACTACTCGAGCAATGTGAAGCTCGCGTCGGCGCCGTCTCCCTTCGTCGACGACAAGGGCAAGAGCGGGAGCAGCTTCCTGGCCTTCAGCGCCTACGTCGATCACGACGGCGACCGCTACGGCTTCGTGCGCAACATGAAGTCTCCGCAGGACGAGATCAACATGCGGCGCTCCAAGGCGCTGCATCAGCTCAATACGCGGCGGCTCCTCGTCCGCAAGGGCGCGGTGGAGAACGTCGAGCGGCTCAGGACGGAGGCCGCCAGGCCCGATGGCGTGCTCGAGTTCAATATCGAGGGCGGCCTTTCGTTCGAGGACAGCACCAAGCAGGCCGAATGGCAGGGCCAGATGGAGATGCTGGCCGAGGCGAAGAGCGAGATCGAGAATTACGGCCCGACGCTGGTCGAGAAGGGCATGGAAAAGAGCGGGCGGGCCATCGCTCTCCTGCAGCAGTCGGGACTGGCGGAACTCGGTCCTTTCATTGACGCATGGTCCGACTGGAAGCTGCGCGTCTACCGCGCGATGTGGTCAAACATCCGAAAGCACTGGACGGGCGAGCGCTGGATACGGGTGACGGACCAGCAGGAGGCGGCACAGTTCGTCCGTATCAACGAGCTGCAGATCGATCCGACGAGCGGCCAGCCGGTGATCGCCAATAACATCGCGGCGCTCGACGTGGACATCATCCTCGACGAGGCTCCCGACAGCATCACTACCGCTCAGGATACGTTCGAACTGCTGCAGTCGCTTGCCGCGGCGGGCGTGCCGGTGCCGCCGCAGCTCGCGATCAAGCTCTCCGGCCTGCCGGCGAGCACCAAGAAGGAAGCTCTGAGCATGCTGGAGCAGGCGCAGCAGCCTGATCCGATGCAGCAGCAGGCGAAGCAGATCGCACTGGACGTGGAGAGCAGCAAGGCCGGCCTGAACAAGGCGGGCGCACAGGAAAAGATAGCGAGCGCAGCGAGCAAGTGGGCGGATATTTCTATGAAGCCCGACCAGCACGCGCAGGCGCAGGAGAGTAGCGATCGGGAGCAGCAGCAGGGCGATCGCAGCCACATGCTGGAGCAGCAGAAGGGCGATCGCAGCCACCAGATGGCGCAGCAGGACTTCAGCCAGCGGCGGCACGATAGTGCCATGCAGCAGCGGGGCCAGGACGCCGACCGGCAGGCGAAGATCGAGGACATGCGGGCTAGGCAGGCACAGGCGGCTCAGCAGGCCGCGCAGCGTCAGGCGCAGTCCATGAATGGCGCTAACGGCGGAATGTGATGGGCCTGCCGCAGGATGGCGCGGGGCCGTGGGACTATCAGGACAGTTGGGAGGCACCGATAGTCATGGCGTCAGGCGTGCAAGGCCCTCCCGGTCCGCAAGGCCCACAAGGGCCGATGGGGCCACAGGGTCCACAGGGACCGCAGGGCGAGCAGGGTATCCAGGGGCTGCAAGGACCGCGCGGTATCCAGGGCATTGATGGCCCGCCCGGCACTGCCGGCGCACAGGGTCCGACAGGCGCGCAGGGGCCTCCTGGGCCGGTCGGGCTGTCGCTGAAGGGCACGGTTGCCACCCATGGCGACCTGCCGCCAGACGTGCCGCCTGGCACCAATGTGCTGGGCGACAGCTATTTGGTGAGTTCGCCGGCGCCGGGTCATCTCTGGGTCTGGGACGGCGATAGCTGGGAGGACTTCGGACAATTCCAAGGCCCGGCTGGGCCGCAGGGCATTCAGGGTGTTGCCGGTGTCGATGGCATGGACGGTGTCGACGGCACGGACGGAACGAACGGCGTGGACGGAGCGCCCGGAGCGCCGGGAGCTGACGGCACGGACGGCGTGGATGGCGCAACTGGCCCTGCCGGGCCACCCGGAGCCGATGGCGCGGACGGCACCAGCGTTGAATTCAAGGGCTC